AACAACGGTATCATCATCAACATTAAACGTTGCAGATCCATTAATTAATCTTGCAACAAATAATGATAGTTCAGACGCTGTTGATATTGGATTCTATGGATTGTACGATACATCTGGATCACAAGACCTATATGCTGGTCTGTTTAGAGATGCAGGTGATGGTAAGTTTAAGTTATTTAAAGACAATCAGGCTGCACCTACTACTACGGTAAACACTAGTGGTACTGGTTACGCTGTTGCTACACTAGTTGCAAACCTAGAGGCAACAACTGCTACATTGGGTGGTTCTGATATTATCTCAACAGATAACACTAAAACTTTAACAAACAAAACAATTGCGGCTGGAGACAATACGATTTCAGGTATAACATCATCTCACTTTGCTAGTGCTGTAACATTAGTAATCAATGACTCAAGTGGGTCTGCTGTTAAAACAATTGTTGGTTCTGCAAGTTAATAATCAATTAATCTAAAACGATTTTTAGACACACCACAATTGCGTCTTGGCAACGCCTAATAATCGTATAAATAGTATAAAAGGATTAGTATGGCCAACCCAGCAACGAGAGAAGAATTAAAACAATACGCTTTAAGAACATTAGGTAAGCCTGTTATTGAAATAAATGTAGATGACGATCAGGCTGAAGATAGAATAGATGAAGCGTTACAATATTTTGCTCAATATCACTATGATGGTGTTGAAAGAACATACCTTAAATACGAAGTCACACAAGCGGATGTAGATAGGATGAAATCACCTGAAGGTGATTCATCTTCAAGTATTACTAAAAATTCAGTTACAACTGCATGGAAAGAAGCAAATAACTTTATCGTTGTACCTGAAGCTGTATTGGCTGTAACAAGAATATTCCCGTTATCTAATAGAGGTAATCAAAACTTATTTGATATTAGATACCAATTAAGACTAAATGACTTGTATGATTTTTCATCTACAAGTATTGTACACTATGATATGGTGTTAAGACATTTAGATTTTTTAGATCATATATTAGTAGGTGAAAAACCTGTTAGATTTAATCAATACAACAACAAATTATTCGTAGATATGGATTGGAAAAATGACATATCAGTAGGCGAGTATCTTGTTATTGAGTGCTATAGAAAATTAGACCCTACGGTTATGACAGATGTATATAATGACATCTATTTAAAAAGATACACTACAGCATTAATCAAAAGACAATGGGGTGCTAACTTATCTAAATTTAATGGTGTTGCAATGTTAGGTGGTGTTACACTTAACGGTCAACAAATATTTTCAGAAGCACAAGAAGACATAAGAAAATTAGAAGAAGAAATAAGGGGCACATACGAAACGCCTGTAACATACATGATAGGATAATGCCATGCCAGTTAATCATTATTTTCAAGGTGGCAATGGAATTGGTAATGACGCAGAAAAAAGATTACACGAAGATTTAATCATAGAAGGTCTAAAGATATACGGCCTAGACAATTTCTACTTACCACGTTCATTAGTCAATAAAGATTTAGTTTTAGGAGAAGATACCCTATCTAAATTTGACCAATCTTACATGATTGAAATGTACATGGAAACTACTGAAGGATTTGCTGGCGAGCAAGAATTAGTATCTAAATTTGGTTTAGAAATTAGAGAAGATACAACATTTGTAATTGCAAAACGAAGATGGCAAAATCAAGTTGATAACAAAGCAACTACGATTGTTGAAGGTAGACCAAACGAAGGTGATTTAATTTATGTACCTTTAATGAATAGTTTTTTTGAGATACAATTCGTAGAAGATCAGGAACCATTCTTTCAATTAGGAAACTTACCTGTCTATAAAATGAGATGTACTAGATTCGAATATTCTAGTGAAAAACTTGATACTGGTAGACCTGAAATTGATGTTGCTGAAGATAGATTATCTATAGATCAATTACAACATCAATTAACTTTAGAAGATGGTGGTGGTATCTTATTAGAGGATTCAGACTTAACATTGAAAACTCATAACTTCTTATTGGCAGAAACACATGAGGCAATAAATCTTGCAACACAAACTAGAGATTATGCTGATAACGCCACTTACAACGCAGACGCTGGGTTTGATACTGCTACTACAGGTGATGATATATTAGACTTTACAGAAAGAAACCCTTTTGGAGAGGTTGACGCAACATAATGTTTGGAAGACAATTTTACCACGAGTCATTAAGAAAGATTGTTGTAGCATTTGGTACAATCTTTAATAACATTGTCATTGTCAGACAAGATGGTGATGGTGGTACTATACAAAGATTAAAAGTACCTCTTGCATATTCGCCTAAAGAAAAGTTTTTAACAAGATTAGAACAACAACCTAATTTAGATCAAAGAGAAATGGCAATGTCATTACCTCGTATGGGTTTTGAAATTTCTGGTTTATCTTATGACTCATCTCGTAAATTACAACGAGTAGGTAAGTTTAAAAAAGTGCATGCTACAGACGCAGGCCAACAATATTATCAATATAATCCTGTGCCATATAACTTATCATTTAATTTATATTCATTTACAGCAACTGCTGAAGATGGTTTATGTATCATAGAACAAATATTACCATACTTTCAACCAGACTATACGGTTACAATAAATGCAATACCTACTATGGGTATAAAGAGAGATGTACCTATAACACTAAATAGTGTTGATTATCAGGATACATATGATGGATCATTTACAAATAGAAGAGCAGTAAACTACACATTAAACTTCACTGCTAAAACTTACTTGTATGGTCCTATATATGCTGCTAAAGTTATTAAAGAAACAACAGCAGATATATTTACTGATACGGCATCAGGATCAACAAGAGAAGAAAGAGTTGTTGTTGTTCCTAATCCAACATCAGCTGACGCAGATGATGATTTTGGATTTACTACAACTATAACTAATTATGCTGATTCTAAAACATATAATCAGACTACAGATAGTGACGAATAATTATGAGCATAGACGAGAAAATAAACGAAGCCCTGGGTATCTCTAACGAGAAACCATCAACAAAATCTGTAGTTAAAAAAGAATTTACTCCACCTGTTCCTAGGATGGAAGATAAAAACAAAGAAGATATTGATAACGATTACAAATATAGTAGAGAAAACTATTATAATCTTATTGAACGTGGACAAGACGCCATACAAGGTATATTAGATATTGCAAATGAAAGTCAACACCCTAGAGCATATGAAGTTGCAGGTAACTTAATTAAACAAGTTGCCGATACGGTTGACAAACTACAAGACTTACAAGGTAAACTTAAAACACTTAAAGACGTACCTAATAAAACAAGTACAAATATCAAACAAGCTTTATTTGTAGGCTCTTCAGCAGAATTACATAAAATATTAAAGAATAAAAATAAGAACGTAACTCCTGAGGAAGATAAAACATTTAAAGATGGCTTTAATCCTGAGGAGCACAAATATGACTGAAGCATATCTAGGTAATCCTAATCTTTATAAAGCAAATCTAAAACAAGAATACACCGAAGAACAAATAAGAGAAATAGCAAAGTGTATGGATGATCCTATACACTTTATAAAAACTTATACTAGAATTGTAAACATTGATGAAGGTTTAGTACCTTTTAATATGTACCCTTTTCAGGAGAAAATGGTTAATACATTCCATGATAATCGTTTTTCTATCTGTAAATTACCTAGGCAGTCTGGTAAGTCAACTACAATTATCGCATATCTATTACATCAAGTTATATTCAATGACAATATAAACGTTGCCATACTTGCAAACAAATCATCAACTGCTAGAGATTTATTAGGTAGATTACAACTTGCATATGAAAACTTACCTAAATGGTTACAACAAGGTGTACTAAATTGGAACAAAGGTTCTTTAGAATTAGAAAACGGCAGTAAAATTCTTGCGGCTGCAACATCTTCAAGTGCGATTCGAGGTGGTTCATTTAACATCATATTCCTTGATGAGTTTGCTTTCATACCGAACAATATATCTGAACAATTTTTTAGTTCAGTATATCCTACAATTTCATCTGGTAAAAAATCTAAAGTTATGATTGTATCTACACCACATGGAATGAATATGTTTTATAAACTATGGAATGACGCTCAACATAAACGAAATGAT